CTCTTCAAATAGCGAATTTCATGCAAATGTCGGAAAATCTCCGATGTGCCTCCCTTAAGCTCATCCGTATATGTCATACCAATTTTATTAAAACTATGCATGATGGAGTGTTGATTATATAAATGTATAATATCATCTGATATATTTAGTACGTTATCATCCCCATAACACACCATAGAAACATGGCCATTAAAAGATTTTATATTACAATATTCAGTACCATGCATAATGTCCAAATAGACATATCGCATGAGAATCGCATTTGCAATAGAGTTAATTATGGTAGTAAGTGGGTTTCCAGAGGGATTAGAATGTGTACACATATACACATCTTTGCCGTAAATATGTACACTTTCTGCAATTTCACGCCACAAACCTCTACGAATAATTTGATCGCAATCGGAAGCACCATCATAGAATTGTTCCACAATCGTGAGTACAGAATCTACGATAATCTTACTTAGAGAACCATCGTAGTTGCTAAAATCACCAGCAACTACCTTGTCACCGTGTCGTAACAATTTACGAGCAATAAGCTCCCAATCACCAGAGAAAACATTAGTACCAACAGATATGTCATTAAAATTTCTATTATGCATAATCCATGCACAAAATGGCAAAAAGTACTGTCGAACTGCTATATTATATTCCAAACAAGCTGCTGAAAATATTCTGGTTTTCCCATGATCAACTTTATCAATGGGACGCCTTTCATCTTTAAGATAATCAGCGTATGGCACAAAAGGCCTAATACCAGTTGCAATATCATTCATCATAGCATCATACTTGCTTCTAAGCAAATTAGGACCATCACCCTCAAAAATATATTCATTTTCTCCGATAAATGTAGTTTTGCCCGGACCAGTCATGTGTGGCATCAAATTATAACCACATGACGTGCCTCGCTTAAGACCTGGCATAAAACAATTACCATCGATGCCTGTAATGGCCTCTTGATATGTTAACACTCGATCATACTTGATCTTAACCTCATCCATATTGAAATTGGTATTTATCAAATTACTCACATCATTGACAGCAACATCAAGCCATACCCAATTGAAACGCTCACTATTATCAGGTCCAATTAACTTTTTAAGTGCTAACTTTCCTGGATCTATAATAGTATCGTCAATTTCAAAAGGACACAACATCGCTGGCTTTGAAATAGCAGGAGTAATAAGCTCATAAATTGGTGATGGAACAATAGAACTCCCATTAGGGCGATAAACAGGTCTAGCAACTTTACCGATGCATAGATCACCCAGGTAATCACATTCCTTCTGTTCATCTATCGGCCAGCAGAATTTTTCAACTTCAGCTTTACCTTGCACAACAACATCGCGCATTAGCAATAATAAGCTTTCTTGTGAAATAACACTGCCGTATCCGACACTTTTATTATTGCCCCCCCAATGGGTACCCAATATCTTATTAGGATGTTCGGTACTATTCAAAATAATGGGACCACCACAATCTCCAACTCGCGTAAGAGCTGTATAAGTGCAGTAGTAACTCCTATTATAATAAATCGGAGCATATCCTTGCTCTATTTCTTGAAAAACCTTTCCAGCAACCCGAAGAGATTGGTATTGAATACGCACATCCGGAAACATAAATAATCTCCTATTCAAGAAACCCTGACGGTCCCTCTCAAAGGTCATCAACATCCCCGGACAACTACGCAAAGATTGTATGGCTGCGTCTTTGATAAAATGGTGTGTTATATCTTTAAACTTCTGTTTAACTTTAGTATCTATAAGACAATAATCCTGTTCAGAATCGCCAATAGCATTATTAAACATTTCCTTCCAAGTGAGAGTAAAATCTCTACTGGCGGATCTACCACAAAATTTAACAGTAGCATCCTCCGGAATCAAATCAAAATAATGCTGTGGCATTAACATAAAAGAATCTTTAACCATAATGACAACACCTGGTTCCATATTCAAACGATTCTTTGCGTTGCTTTCAACAACACGGGCAAGAAATATATTATTTTCCATACTATTTAACAAATCTTCAGTATTGGAATCCATCCTACCCTGTGTCTCAACCTTAGCCAAAACCGCTGACTTATGCAAACGCACTGACTTGGATACAACATTCCTCTTAGAATGTCGATCCTGACCAAAGTGTGAAGAAGGTCCAGCCCCTTGTACTTGAGAAAATTTAGGAATCATTTTAAGAAATGCACCAAGCAATCCAATGCTCCCCAAAATCATGCTTGCACCTTTAAGGAATTTAACTATCCTCGGGTTATCATTCATGATACTACGTATCTTAAATTTAAGTTTCTTCAACTTTGCCCAAAATTCAAATTCTGGAAAAGACATAGCATCAGAAAACACAGCATCCGCCTGTTCAATAAGAACGGCGTGATCATGTGAAATAGAACGACCCTCGGCAATAAAATTACGATGCTCTGGAATCTCAACTATTTCTCCTTCACATTCGGATCTCCCTTGAACCAGAATGGTATTACCACCCTTACTCAAATAATCCAAATGTGATTTATGTGTAACATCACTACTCATAATCCGATCACGGATATCC